AGGGGAACATGTTTAAAAAGAAAATTTGGTATCGGTGGTCACTTTGATTCTCAATGGCCGTCAGTGTCAGGCTTAATTAGAATAACTTACAAACCTGATCATGAATATTTTTTTAATGTTGAAGTTGCAGCAGATAAAATTGTGCAGGTGCACGCTAAAAGTATAAAACAATTTAATGAAATGAAACAAATGCGTAGCTTAATTGCAGATCACACAACAACATATCCACCTACTATTAAAGAAAAAGAATATCAAAATATATTAAACGGATTGTGGGCAACCATGGAAACTATTCAACCACCTGCAGGTACGAACCCTATAGACATGTTGAAAAAAGAATTATTCACATATGTTAATGGACCAAGGGCAAGCTCGTATGCAGCATTTAAAAGCGGCTCTGTATTACATGAGGATAAACATTTTTATTTTATATACGATAAATTTTATGATGAATTAAAACGTGGGGATTGGACTCAAGAAAGATCAAGAACGGCAACCATGATTAAACAATATTTTAAAGGTGACTTTGATCATCAAAAAAGATTTCCAAAAGGTGATAACGAAGAGTCGTTTCCACCATTAAGAGTTTTAAAACTTCCAAAAGAAGGTTTAGAAAAAGAAGAAACACCAGAAGAAATAATAGAAATAGAAGATAAGGAGAACATAGTATGAAGAAGCCACCTAAGATTTATATATCAATGCCAACGTATGATTTAATGCAAGTATCAACTTGTCTATCGTTGGTAAAATTATTTAATAAATTTACGCTTGCAAAAATACCGGCAGAGATAGGAACATTTAAATGTCCTTACGTTGGTTATGGAAGAAACGTATTGACTGCAATGTTTTTAGAATCAGGTTTTGATTATCAATTGTTTGTAGATGCAGATTTAGAATTTGAACCTGATGTTGTAGGTCGTATGATTTTATCTGAAAAAGATGCAATTTGTGTTCCTTACAGAAAAAAAACACAAGACAATGTGGTTAAATTTTCTGTAGAATTTGAGGACCCAATGAATATTCAAATAGATCAAAAAGGCATTGTAGAACTAAAAGCTGGACCTGCAGGTTTAACATTAATTCACAGGAAGGTTTATGAAAAACTAATTAAAGATAATCCACATCTTAAAATAAAACAAAAAGAAATAATATCTGAAAAAGCAAATTCATATTTTTATAATTTTTGGGACACAACTTTTACAAAAGATGGAACATGGTGGGGTGAAGATGTTAATTTTTGTAACTTAATTAAAAAATCAGGTTTTAAATTTTATGGAGTAGTAGATGGAAAAACAACGCATCACGGATCATATGGCTGGACTGGCTCACTCAAAGATGGGTTTAAGAAAGCCAATGGAAAAGATCAATAAAATCTACGGACCACCTGGAACAGGTAAGACGTTTAGATTAATTAGACGTGTAAAAGCATACGAACGTATAGGTGTGCCTTTACATAAAATAGGTTATTTTGCATTTACCAGAAAAGCTGCAGAAGAAGCACGTAAAAGAATTAACGTATCTGAAAAAGAAGTTCCATATTTTCAAACTATACATGCGTTCTGTTATCATTTACTTGGATTAAATGAAGAAGATATTATGCAGCCATATCACTACGAGGACTTAGGTAAAAAATTAAATGTTAGAGTATCATTCACAGATAGGTATAACGAAGAAGAGACACACTTTTTAACTTGTAATAACCCATACTTTCAAATGATACAAAGATCGATAAACAAAGATATAACAATAAGACAAGAATTTGATTTAAACGAACATGATAAAAAACAAGTTAATGACTTTGATACATTAAATCATATTTATAAGAATCTTCAAATATACAAAGAAAAAAATAATCTTTTTGATTTTAATGACATTGTAAAAGCTGTGTTAAACTCTGATAAGATACCATTATTCAAAGCTATATTTATTGATGAGGCTCAGGATTTATCACCATTGCAATGGCAACTATATGATAAATTAAAATATCATTGTGAACAAATGTATCTAGCTGGTGATGATGATCAAGCTATTTATGCGTGGGCTGGAGCTGATGTAAACAGATTTGTAAAAGAACCTGCAAGAGAGATTGTTTTAAGAAGATCAAGACGTGTATCTAAATCAGTGCAAGAAGAATCCACTAAACCTATCAATAATATTATTGGAATTAGAAAATTAAAAAAATATTACCCAAGAGAATATGAAGGTGAATCACATTACATATCAGATCTTAACCAAGTTGATTTAACAAAAGGTAAATGGCTTATTCTTACAAGAACTAAAAGTAACTTGTTAGATATTATGAAAGATTTAAAACGTAAAAATTTTTATTATCAAAGTAATAAAGGTAAAAGTTTTAAAGTTGGCATGTATGAAGCTGCAGTTGCATACACTAAATGGACCACGAGTGAGTTATTAGATGATAAAGAAGTAAGTGCAGTGAAAGAATACATACCAAATGCAGATTGGGATGTTAAAGTTCCCTGGTATGATAAATTTGTAGCAGATCAAAAAGAAATTTTATATTTAAGAAATTTAATTGCATCAAAAGAAAACTTAAAAGACAAAGCAAGAATATGGTTGTCGACTATTCATGCAATAAAAGGTGGTGAAGAAGATAACGTAATTTTATCTTTGCACCAGGGTCGTACCGTTCAGCAAGGAATTAAATCAAGTGTTGACAAACAAGATGAAGAGCATAGAGTGTGGTATGTCGGGATCACGAGAGCAAGAAATAATTTATATAAACTGAGAGCAAAAAAGAAATTAAGGGAGTATCAACTATGACAGATAAAAAACTATTTGATGAAGCGTTTCCACAATATACTCAGGTCGGCGGGAATCATTACACTAAGTTTCTCATTCAACCTTACGAGTTTATTTCAAAAAACGATTTATCGTTTTTCCAAGGGAACGTTATAAAATACGTTTGTAGATATCAGCGTAAAGGTGGAGCAGAAGATATTAAAAAAATAATGCACTACTGCCAACTAGAATTAAAAAAAATAAAAGATATGAAAAATAAATGATATTACCACAAACAGAGTGGGTTCAACCTACAGAGTATCCAGATCTTAGATCGTATGATGAGATTGCTATAGACTTAGAAACAAGAGATCCAGATTTAAAATCAAAAGGCTCGGGTGCAGTTATAGGCAATGGTGAAATCGTAGGTATATCCGTGGCCACTTATAATGACACTTGGTATTTTCCAATCGCTCATCAAGAAGGACCTAATATGAACAGGGACAAAACTCTAGAATGGTTTAAAGATATTTTAGAATGTCCAGCTACAAAAATATTTCATAATGCAATGTACGACATATGTTGGATACGTAGTTTAGGTTTAAATATCAATGGTTTAATAGTGGATACAATGATTGCATCTTCTTTGTTAGATGAAAATAGATTCTCTTACACACTTAATACTTTGTCTTGGCATTTTTTAAATGAAGGTAAAAATGAACGTGCATTAAATGAAGCTGCTAAATCAAGAGGACTAGACGCAAAAGCTGACATGTGGAGATTACCCGCACATGAAGTAGGAGCATACGCTGAAAAAGATGCTGAGTTAACTTTTAAACTTTGGCAACATGTAAAAAAATTATTAATTGAAAATGATCTACAAGAAATTTTTAATCTTGAAACGGATCTTTTTCCTTGTCTTGTGGATATGCGTTTCTTAGGTGTTCGCGTAGACACTCAACGAGCTTACGAATTGCGTAAGGAATTGATAGGACAAGAGCAGCTGTTATTGCGAGAAATTCAAAAACAAACAGGAATAGATACTCAAATATGGGCAGCAAGATCAATCGAAAAAGTTTTCCAAAAATTAAATTTATCTTACGAACGTACAGCAAAATCCAATGAACCTTCATTTACTAAAAATTTCCTTTCCAATCATCAGCATCCTATCATACAAAAGATAGCAGAGGCAAGAAAGATTAATAAAGTAAATACAACATTTATAGACACTATATTAAAACATGAGCATAAAGGTAGAATTCATGCAGAGATAAATCAAATTAGATCTGATGATGGTGGAACTATCACAGGTAGATTTAGTTATTCTAATCCAAACCTACAACAAATACCAGCGCGTGATCCTGTATTAGGTCCAATGATTAGAAGTTTATTTATACCTGAACAAGGAATGAAGTGGGGTTGTTTTGACTACTCGCAACAGGAACCAAGACTTGTAGCACACTATGCATTACGTTATGGTTTGCCTTCTGTAAATACAATTGCAGATTCATACGACACTGACCCGTCGACCGACTTTCACAAAATCGTAGCAGAAATGGCAGAAATTCCACGTTCACAAGCAAAAGTGATCAATTTGGGTCTTTTTTATGGTATGGGCAAAGCTAAGTTACAAGCAGAGTTAGGTGTATCTAAATTTAAAGCAGAAGAATTATTTGATAAATATCACACCAAAGTTCCGTTCGTAAAACAATTAATGAATGAGGTTATGAAAGCTGGATCTAAAAAAGGTCAGATAAAAACTTTGTTAGGTAGAAGATGTAGATTTCCTAAATACGAACCTATTCTCCGTGGATCAGACTGGGGTAAATATATTCCAGCTGAAGATGAAGAACGTATGCAAGACTTACAAAAGATGGGACCATATTTAAAAAATGATGAAGATGAAATATTAAAAGACAAAGATGGTAATCCTAAAAAAAATTATTGGCACAACAATCCTACACGTAGAGCTTTTACATACAAAGCATTAAATAAATTAATCCAGGGTTCTGCCGCTGACATGACAAAGAAAGCCATGTTAGAATTATATAAAGAAGGTATTACACCACACATACAAGTTCATGATGAATTAGATATATCTGTTGTTAATGATTTAGAAGCTGCAAAAATAAAAGATGTGATGGAAAATGCAGTTGACTTGAAGATACCTAATAAGGTAGACTATGAATCTGGTCCAAACTGGGGATCTGTAAAATGATTTATTATGGCATACTTAAATGTAAATATACCACCAACCTATGCTCAAATAAAAAGAGAGTATCTTTATGATTTACAAAAACATCATGGAGAAGTTGAAGATTGTATTATCTTCGGCTTATCAGCTCTTACTGGAAGGGCTATACTTTTTCATGCTATCATGGAAAATGGTGCAATATTTTATCGCTTACCAATTAGCGCGTTTATTCAAAAGGGATTTAAACCATCCGACGTGCCCACAAGACGACTTGATGAATTACAGCTCTGGAATTGTTTTAGCTATTATCCTTCTGTTCATCGTTGGGATATACTAGACGGACAAGCTGGTAAATACATAGGTAAAGATAAAAAATGGCACCCAGGTAAATACTTATTTACGGTTGACTTCGCTCACCCAGAGTCTAATATACTTGATACTGATCATTCGGAGATCCCGCACGAACATAAGTGCGCTCACATTATTGCTCTCGATGATGGCAATTTTGCAGCACAACCAAACAACAGATGTATATGGGACATACCTTCTTTCGTAGTGAAAGATAATACCCCTGATTGGAAAGTGCAAACTTCTGAATGGAATGTAGAAGATAGTAGAGCATGGCGGACAGAGGATACCGACAAGTTCTTCTATGAAATTGAGGAGAAGAAGAGATGACATGTATAAATTGTGGAATGGGATTTGTAATAACACCTATTAACTTACAAGGGGAGTGTCCGCATTGTGGATACATAAACTCGCCTTTAGTATTAGAGGAGGACAACATGATTAAAAAGATTTGGGAAAAATTAAAATCTTGGATTTGTTTTTGGAAGTAATTTATGGAGATAGCCAAGATGGATTACCGGTTTACAGCAATATTAATAATATTATTAGTTGCACTTACGTTCTTAGGAGGACCTAGTGCCCAATAAACCTTTATCAATATCAGAGTCGGCAGCCGTTCAAATGCCAATGAAAACGGTTGCCAGTCTGATTGTAATCGTAGCACTCGGCACCATGGGTTATTTTCAAATTGTAGAACGTATCAACATTGCAGACACTAAAATAAAAATAATGGAACAAGATGTTGAACAGAATACAGAGTTTAGAATTAAGTGGCCGCGTGGACAAATGGGATCACTGCCCGCGGATTCTGAGCAATACATGATGTTGGAGGATTTGTACAAGACCACCGATCGTTTAAACAAACACATTGAGGCAATGGCTTTGAATAAAGTAAACATAGAATTTTTAACAAAACAAATGGATAAAGTTTTAGTAGATATTGAAAAATTAAAAGATGCCAACAGAGATCTTGGCTATACAAATGGTAAATCACAATGATAGAAGCTGTAATAGGATTACTTATGTTTGTAAACGGAGAAATCAAAGAGGCACGTTTGCAGCCTTCTATGGCTTTATGTTTACGCGGCAAACGTGAAGCAGAGAGAACCTATTCTGAGTCTGTTACTTACAAATGCTGGCGTGGTAATGCAGAGTTAGAGGATAACATAGATGGCTCAAAATCAATCAAAAAACTCATCATCGAATAAGATTGCAAAAATGCTTCGCACACCACGCTTCAGGCAACTTGTAATTAGAAATAAAAAGAAATATAATAGAAAAAAATATAAAAATGAATCTGACACGTAATTTTACTCTCTCAGAGTTAATTAAATCGGACACTGCAATACGTAGGGGCATCAATAATAATCCTAACGCAGAGCAGATAGAAAAATTAAAAGCATTGTGTGAAAATATTCTCCAACCCGTACGTGACCATTTTGGCAGGGTCAAAATCACTAGCGGTTTTCGTAGCGTAGAATTATGCGAAGCGATCGGTAGCTCTGCTAGATCACAGCACGCGCGTGCAGAAGCCGCCGACTTCGAAGTTGTGGGTGTAGACAATGCTGAATTATTTGATTGGATTAAATTAAATCTTGAACCGGACCAGCTAATATTAGAGTTCTACACTCCAGGTGAACCTAACAGCGGGTGGATACATTGTAGTTGGGTACCTGAAGGTAGACGTGCATCATTCTTACACGCGTTTAGATCAGAAGGTAAAACAAAATACAAACCTTTATTAGGAAAGGCGAAAGATCTTGTTTAAACCATTTAAAGTATTTGCAAATATAGACACCGTTCATGGATATTGTGAGGAGTGTGGAGAGGATAGTATTTTAGTTGCAATTGTATCTGATTTTTATAGGTGTACAAATTGTGGATCTGATACTAAACAACATGTAAATGGTAGCATAAGATATTTAAAAATAACTGAAAGAGACAAAGAATTTATAAAAGCAAGAAATGATTCCGACAATACAAATCAAGGATAATTTTTTAAAAGAGGACGAGTTAAAAATAATAACTAATAATCTTAATAGAATAGATTATCATGCAATGAGTAATGCAGATGGGCCATATGGTTTTAGACATACCTTTCCAAGAACATTAAAAAATAAATGGCTATTTAAAAAAATAAAAAAACAATTTTTTCCAAATGTTAAATTAAAAATAGATAGTGCATCCTATCATTGGAGACATAATAAAGAAAAAGTGCTGGCTCACACAGACTCAGGAAAAGACTTTAATTTTATATTGTATTTAAGAGGAAACGAATTGGTTTACAATGGCACTGGATTTTATTACAAAAATAATTTAAACACGTATATAGGTTTTGTTGAAAACAGAGCGATATTTTTTGATGGTAAAAATAATTTGCATACTGATTTACAAGCATTGGGACCAAGCTCTGGACGACATACTTTAAATATATTTTATACATATGGCAAAGCGTAAATTTGTAAACTTCGTACCAAGACCAAAGCCTCGTAAACGGCCACGTCGTCACAAAAAGAGATTAAATAAAAATGAAAAAAGATCGTATAAAGCTTACAACCGCCAAGGCAGACGAGCTAGCTAATCTGTATTGGAAGACTAAAGAAGAAAGATATAAGATACTTTGGTATCAAGAAATCAAGCGTTTGACTTCTCATCTGGAGTCGGTTTCTTCGGAGGAACAATCGCCTCCTGACAAACAAATTTAGGATACATTCTATATTTTACAATATCTTGTTCATCAAAATCCCCTTGATACAATATATCGTATGACTCTGATAGTCCCTGACGCACACAATCGTAATAAGTAGCTATAGGTTTTGGATATTCGTTGTGAGTAAAACAATTACCCGCTATGGCAGAACACACATATATTGTTAAAAAAAATTTCATTGACAAGCCTTGTAAAATTATATAAATATCCTATATCTTTAGATATTAAAGAAAGGATATACTAAATGACAGACATAAGCAAATACAAAAGTCTCGCAGTTGATCATGACTGCTATGGTAAAATTGATAAGATGACCAAGCTTCTAGCACCAGGGGTCACATTATCAAGAGCACAAGTGATTAGAATGTTAGTAGACGAGAAAGTAAAAAAGTTAAATGGCAAGCTTAACAAGCGTATTTCCAAAAGCGGTTAACGTTCTTGGAGAAAGATTAAATCCAGAGCGTAGTCTTTGGCGTAATGTTTTAATTGTAGCTCTAGAAGATGCAGTTAAGACACAGGGGTATGGCACGTGCGAAAGAGCGCAGGCTTACTTTTTGGAACCTAACAGAGACTTTGCATTGGTTTGCCAGTACGCAGGTTTTGATCATGAGTATGTTCGAATGAAAGTAAAAAAGTATATAAAGGAGAAAAAAAAATGACTGAGTTAAGAGATGAACACTTAGAAGTTATAAGTTCAAATAAAGCAAAAGCATATGAAGAACAGAAATCTATGCGAGAAGAATTAATTAATTTTGTTAAAGATTGCAATGCATTTAATATGCAAGAATTGCACTCAGAAATGAAACGAATGAAAAGGATTAAGGATGGCAAAAGGTAGACCATTTGGCAAAGAACTAACCATAATAATGTATAATCATTATTTATGGTGCAAAGAAAACGGAAGGGATACTAGTTGGTATGCGAGGAGATAGTGTAGAATATAAATTGTTGGAACAATGGGTAAAAGGTTTAGCACCTCAAGATTTTTATTTAACTGCAGAGATAGGGGTACGAGAAGGCTATGGTACTCTTATTATTACCGATGCATTAAAATTAAAAAATAAAAATTATTTTCATATTGGTATCGATCCATATGGTGATTTACTTTACAAACATCTTGATAAACAAATAGATCATGAGAAAGGAACGATTGCATACTGGACAGACTTTGAAGGCAAACCTTTGGTAAATGAAGATGGTACACCAAAGGTACCTACCTATCCTAATTCAATGAAACAAACTTTTTTAAGTGAGTTTAAAAATCATGAAAATTTTATTTTATATCAATTAGAAGATACAGAATATTTTAACGCATTTGGTGGTGGCGTTCCTGTTTATCAAAATGGTAAAAAACAAATGATGAATTGTTATGATTTTGTACATTTTGATGGTCCACATACTACAGAAAAAGTATTAGAAGAAGTTATGTTCTTTGCACCACGATCTAGAGTTGGAACGCGATTTGTATTTGACGATAGTAAAACATACGAAATGAGCAGAATAGCTCACGCTTTAACTCACTTTGGATTTTACACACAAGAGATGGGTAATGATAAATGTATGTTGGAGAAAACACAATGGTAGGTTTGTTTTTTATAGGTATGGCAGTCTCGGTTATTGTACTTGCCATATTATTATATGCGAGGAAATACGATGTTTAAAGATAGAAAAGGACCAGCTTCAGGTGAAAAAAAATGCCACGCGCTAAACACCTCTGAAGGTTACATATCGGGATTGGTAAAACATACCCTGAGTATTGGAGCCTTTGCCGACCTAGGAGTACGTGCACGGAAACTAGGCGGTTGTATGATTATATTTTTATTATTAACAAATTGCAGTGCCAAGTTTGATGGGTTCGACCCAACCACATCAATGGTGAGATGGATTATAACTTATGATAGCAGAAACAGATAAAGCATATATTGCCGGCCTCTTTGATGGTGAAGGTTCGATCCATTTTAAAAGAGGTATTGAAAAGAAAAAGAAACACGGCGGTAAGCCTGGATATCGTTTATCTAATAGTATGCGAATTAGTATGGAGATAACGATGACAGATCAATCTGTGTTGGTATGGGTTCATGAAGTATTAGGATGCGGAACTCTTAGACCCAAAAGAGTCAAAGGTAAAAGAAAAGATGGCACAAAGTATCTACCACAATGGAAATGGCGATGTACGTTTAGAGATGCTTATTATGTCTGTTTATTAATCTGGCCCTTTGCTCATGTTAAATTAGAAAAAATTCAAAAAATAATTGAATACTACACTCACATTAAAATGAATGGAAATGTAGTTAACCTGGAGGATTATAAAAATGTTATGGGACGGAAAACCTAAGTTTGATTATAAAACTATAAAACGAGTGGACTCTGAGTCTGGTCGAGTTTATGACATCAACAATGAGAAATTGCCATCGGTGACAACAATCTTGTCTGCCACAAAGTCTGAGGAGAGCAAAGCAAAACTGGCAGCATGGAGGCAAAGAGAAGGCGAAAAGAAGGCAGACCAAATACGTGATGATGCAGCCGCTCGGGGTACAATTATGCACCGAATATTGGAAGGGTACATAAAAGGTGAGGGCCACATGGATCTTACTAAATTGGGTGTGG